ATCATCAGTACTTGTAGACTGTACTGCTTGAGTTGCTGATACCCAATCATCAGTAGCAGATTTAGCTGCTGCAGTCTTTTCTGCTTGCGTCTTAGGCGCAGAAGACGTAGATCCTGATCCTCTTAGGCCATCACCCATATCACCTGGGGCTGTAGCTCCTGTAGTAGGCGCAGCGTAAGTGCTTGACGGTGTAACTGCAGTCTGATCTCTACGTGCTCCACCAAATGAAGCTCTTAGACCAAGAAGATTTCCTTCATCATCTGTTGCTTGTATACCTGCCTTACCATCAAAACCTAATAAGTCACCTAACCAAGTATCTCCAAAGTCTTTACCTTTTTTGTTAGTAGTGCCTAGCTTTTCGTTTTGGTCTGATCTATCAATTAGATTGTCAAAGAGGCTCTTCTCACCGCCAAAGATACTTCCTTTACGTTTACTCTCATATTCTTTATCAGATATAAGTTGTCTATCTCTAGCAACTTCTAACATGTTGTTATAGTTGGCAGCTAGTTGAGATCCAACTAAGGCACCTACTGGAAGACCCATTGTGTAGGCTAGGGTTGAACCTGTTCTACCAACAATATTCATACCCTCCAGAGCAACTTTAAGTTCGTCATCTGTCATATCAGCAACGTTCTTAGGTGGTGTTGCACTAGTTTGAGTAGTAAATTGTCTGTAGTCTGTTTTGTCGTTAGAGCTATCTGTTGTACCAGTACCCTCATCGTCTGTTGTAGTATCGTCAGTCCCAGCGACAGTTGGTCCTTCTTCTGCAATCTTAGCGTCTTTTTGTTCTTTGGTCAACCAACCTTCTGCTATCTTATCAAGGTAGTCTTGATAGTCTCTCATCATAACAAATGATAATACTTTACCATCTTTGTAAAGTTCTACAATTTGACCTTCTTCAAAAGGAGTAGTTTTTGTGTCATCCCCAAATCCAGTAGGTAAACTACCATCATTTGTGTAAGGACCAAATAGTGAGAAACCTAGACCACCACCAGTGAGTGGTTTTGATTGTACAGCAGACAGCGCATCAGATGTAGTTCCTGTATCTCCTGCACTTTGGAATCCAAGGACAGTACCACCTTTATTCATCATTTGTGGTTGTTGTAGCGCAGCATTTCCTACAGCTTGTGGGGGCGGTTGCATGTTAGGATTAACAGAGGGAACCATACCACCTACATTCATTTCCATAGCAAGCTCTCTAAGTGCAGCCATCTCTTGTTCTGTTACTGGTGCTTCATTTACTTGTGGGCCACCTGCAGGAACAGGCTCACCGCCAATACGACCATTTGATTCCATTTCTGCTAGGCCACGTTTAGCTTCTTCTCGTAAGTCTTCAAAGAACTTTACACCGTAGAATCGAACAACGTCAGCAGGAACAACGTATTCACCTTCAGATAATTGTGCAGGAATGTCATCTCTTACTTCTTCAGCCATTGAGCCATTAGGTATATCATTACCTGATACTGGATCTACACTTAATCCATCATCTCTTAGGCCGCCTTCAGCCATGAATGCCATTTCCATTTGTTCGTTCATAACCGCACCACCTTCTGCATACTTTTTACTAACTTTAGGTATATTACTTTCTACTTCTATTATTTCGTTTCCAAAGTGAATACCTCTAGGACTCTTAAAGTCTAATATCTCTACAGGGTTTAACCCAACTTCAGGGTCAAGTGTAAACTTAACTTCTGTTTCTGGTAAAATCTCACCTGCTTTAAGTGGACCCCAATCTTCAGTAAGACGTAATGCAGCAGTATCTGGTCCTGTAGGTATAAACTCTGTAGGTATATCAGGGTTTTGGTGAACACCCCCAAACTTTTCTACTTCAGACCTTGGCATGTAAATTGTTTTTACAGATTGAGGTTGAATACCAGACTCACCTGGATGTTCTTTTCTTGCAGCTTTATTACGAACAGTAGTGTTCCCTTCTTTAACTTCGTAGGTAGAACCTTTCTTAGTTTTAAAACGTTTTACACCTTGGCGAACCATGTTCTGTGCAGCATCACCAAGACCAGGGACCATACCAACTACTTCACCTGCAGCAAGTAAACCAATCTTACCCCAACTAGGATCTTCTTCTTCTAGTTCTTCTTTAATGTCTCTGACAGTAGCTGCTGTACTAATACCTGGGATACTTTCTATAGCAGCTTTACCAAAAGCTTTAAGTGTCTGATCTGTTTCTTCTGGGTCAACAACAGTAACACCATATGATCTAGCTAAATCTAGGTTATCATTCTCTGCTAGACCACCTTCATCAAACCCTTGGGGTCTGCTTGTCATTGGTGTGTTAGAAGGAGACATAGGGTTCTCTTCTAAAGACTTCATGTCAAACCCTTCACCTTCCTTCTTTAGGAAAGCTTTAAAGTTTGGGTTATCCTTAGCTAGAGCTTCTGTAAACTCGTAGTCAACATCATCATAAGTAATTCTACGAACAGCTAAAATATTTTCTTCAGGGTACTCAGCAATACCAATCTCGCTGTTATAGCCTTGGTTCCCACCAAGAACACCAATGTAACCTGACCCATCTTTATTAGCTGAACTCTTATCACCTACATAAAAAGTTACGTGGTCTCCGACACCATCTCTTTTTCCACCAGGGCCAAAAGTTATATTACCTTCTGAGTCTCTAGGAAAATCAAGAACAACAATATCGCCTTGTTGTATATTCTTTCTTTCCACAGGAGATCCATACTTTACGTACTTCCTAGCTCTAAGTCTATCGTACCTATCATTTGTTTTTAGAGGGTCTGCACCAAGATTATCTAGTACGTCACTTACAAATGTAGCACACCAATTTACTAAAAGAGGATCCCAATCTGGATTCTTACCTAAGATATTCTCAAACATTTTTCTTACTGTTTGATTACCTTCTTTAGTACCCACATTAAGATTACTAATATACTTTTCTTTTTCTTCTGGCCCTTTAATAGCTTTAACATAACCTTTTTCAGCAGCAAAAGCTAACGGATCTTTTTTAGGTTCAGGTGGTGGGTTGTCAACATAGTCTTGGGCTTTACCCATAACTTCTTCAGTGAGACCAGTCTTCATAACTTCTGTAGGGGAAACAGGATCCCCTTCAGGTTCAAGCATTCTTTCAGTTTGCTCTGATACGCCAAAACCTTTTGGTCTTAGCTTTGGTCTTGGTGAGGTCTCTCTAACCATTCACTTCATCCCTAAGTTTTTTTAATCTACGAAGACAAGTAGCATGTCCTTGTAATCTGTAAAAGTCTTCTGGTGTTAGTGCTTGTTCCATCTGAACATGAACACGTTCAATTTTAGAATCAAGTTCTTCTAGGAATGCTTCCCAGATGTCTTTGTTGTTTACTAATAGTTTAAGGCTCATACTTAACCTTGTCCTGTGTTAGCAGAGAACCCTTGCTCACCTGGTTGAGGTACTGTTCCTGTACCCATTTGACCGCCACCAGAACCTGAGGTATCTTGTACTTGGACTCCTGCAGGTGCTCCCTGCTGTGGTCCTTGTGGTTGAGGAACCCCTTGCTGTGGTGCATTAGGGTTAACCTCAGGTGGATTTTCTGCTTGGAATTTCTTTAAGATCTCAGCTTGAATTGCTGCATCACCCATTGAGTTTGTAAGTTTATCAGGATCAAGATCCATAGACTTAGCAATCTCTCTGATAATATAATCCATTTTAGCAAAAGGTGCAAGTACTGGATTCTGTACAACACCAAGAAATTGCATTAGACGTTGGCTACGTACTTCGTTAGCCATCAATGATTCAGTACCTTCAGCTTTAACTTCTAGGTCACCTTTAATTTCTGAGTCATAGTCAAACTGCATATTAAAATGAAAGAAAGACTTAGCTAGTGGGCCTAGTAGGTAATCATCGATGTTCTTTACAACAGTGCGTATAGAACCATTGGCAGCAGACATAAGCATACTAATACCAGATGCCGTACGGCCCACACCTTGAATGCCAGTTTGACCGTGAGCAAAAGAAGGGAACCCAGTGCTTTCATCAGCCAGAACACGAGCCTTATCAAACATTTGCATATTTTCATTTGATACGTTGGGGAACTTGGTGCCAAAGATAGCCTGTCCTGGTGCTCCCCCCATTCTTCTCAGGACTTTACCTGGGTATATAGAAAGATCTTGACCAGGTGCTAAATTGGTTTCATCTACTTCAATAAGCAGATTACCCGAAAGTGCAGCATTATCTACACTCATACGCATAAACCCATTCATAAGGCTCTGTGTATCATCCATATTTTCCGCTATACCTACCCCAAAGAATGAGTAAGGGTTAACTTCATACGGTACTGCATAGTACGGAAGTATAGCAGGGGTAAACGGATTCATTACAAGACGTAGAACTTGACCATTACAAATCCAGATATTTACTGAAACTTGGTCTTGATCTTTCAATTCTTTAGGAATGTCTACATCGTGATCTTTTAGAATGTCTGTGTCAACGTAACCCCAGAACTCTAAAACAGAATATCTTTCTGATTTAGTTTCTTGGTCTGCATCCTCCATGACTTGCTCCCACCACTCTTTTGTGTAGGACTCACCCATTTCAATAGCAGTATCAATAGCATTGCTGCGAAAGAACGGTCTGTTCTTTAAGCTTCTCATTTGAGAACGAGACATCTTGTGACGTTCTACAACATACTCTGCTTCGTCCATGTTGTTAGCATCTGGGTCAGGGTAAAAGTTCCAGATAGAAACAGAAGATGTTTGAGGAACAGTTTTAATAGTAGGAGAATACTCACCGTCTTCTGTCCAGTTAGGGTATTCTTTATCTACTGCAAACGGACCTTTCATAACACCTGTACCAAATAAAGAACATTCAAATGCTGCAGTACGCAACTGCTTCTTAGCATTAGACTCTTCTAGTTGGTCATGAATTTTCTTTTCCATCTTCTTAGCAGAAACCATTGCAGGATGGAAAGTAATCTCTGTTGGTGTTGTACCTGGACCTTCTTCTACTAGGTCAGCTACTGGCTCTAACTTTCTACGTAGACCGCCAAGACGTTCTTGCAAATCAATAATAGTCTCACCTGGCTGTAGTCTCATATCTTCAGGTGCAAGATCTGGTTCGTTAGCTTTTCTGTTTTGTTCGTTAGTTTCAAAGTTTACAGTGTCTGCCACACCCTCTGGAAGAGTAGTAGGATTAACAGAAATAGGAAATTTGTTAGACCCAAAGAGAACGTCTACAATCTGACCATAAGCTGCAAGAACTTTAGTCTTAGTTACTTTGACAAAGACACGAGACTTTTCTGTAGAAGTAAATTGAACATCAGGACCATAGATTCCTCTGTAGTTCTGGTATGATTTAATCCAACGCTGCTCATCAGAATACCTAGCTTTCTCAGCACGAGAAAACTTTTCTTCAATGAAGGTAACGACAGTACCTACTGTAGGGTCATCTTGACCCTCTGAATCTTTTTTATCTTCTACAAAAGAAGACTCTGCGTCATCCATGTAGAGTTCTTCTGATTCATAAATGTCATCTTCTTCCATAGGTATTCCTTAATAACCGAATGTTGGGTCTGAAGCTTGGAATCCTGTTCTTTGTGAAGTAGGATCAAAGTCAAATATGTTGCTTCTTGGGCGTGTCATTATTCCGTATCTTAGAGCATCATACAAGTGGTCTTCAGAGTTTGTGTCTACGTCCTCAGGGTTTCTTTTGTCTAGAGGAATAGAGGGAAGCTGAGATATAAGATTAGTGCAATTAGAAAATATGACAAGTCTTGGTTCCTCTGTAAACTCATCTACTTGTAATCTTCTGTGTAGTTCGTTTTTTCCTGCTACACGAGATCCTTTTGATCTGTCTGCAGGTCTCCATCTACACCCTCTAATAATCATTTGTTCAGCAAGGCTAGGGCCAGTATCACCACGATTATGCCAAAGAGAAGAGTCAAGAACTCCATATCTTACCTTCTCATCTCGTTCTATGTCCAGGATCATGTCAGCCAAGTCGGTAGCTATTATCTTAGAAACATATAACTCCCTGTATACTACTAGCTGTTCAGATCCTGGAACAACTGCTAACCAGACTACACCAGTATAAGACCCATACCCATAATCGCAAGCTCTGAAACGAACCCAGTTACTTGGTATATCGAATGGGTCAACAACGTGGATGCGTCTGCTAAACTCTGGGAAAGCTGCTCCTTCGTTAATGTCCCAGTCACCTTCAAGCAACTGTCTTCGTTGATGTTCAGGCAAAGATAGAAGGTTGGCTTCATACATTCCATCCTCAGACAGATAAGGGTTGTCGAAGAGGGTGGCTGGTATAAACTTCCTCTTGAATAGTGGCTCACCCTCTCGACTATGGCCTTTGGGCCATTTAATGACCTCTCCATTTTCGTCTGTAGCCCAGAAGGGTTTGTCTGGTACACTAGGGTCAATGAAATGTTTTTTAACCCATTGGTGACCTGGACCTCCTGGGTTGGAGGTAGCTCTCATATACAACGGTAAGCCTGAGGCTTTTGTTGAACGAAGACGTGACCTCATGTAGTTCCAAGCGTATGGTGTAGGCCACTGTGTAAGTTCGTCAAACCCAATCCAGTTAAAGGCTTGACCTTGGTATCTCATAACATCGTCATCTCTGTCAAGGTAAGACATCCAGAGTGTAGCTCCATTTGGAGCAACCCAAGTCTTATCTCTTTCCATGAACTTGATGCCTGGTATGGCCTGAGGATAAAGCTGCTTACTTACAGAAATAAGTTCTCTAAGCTCTTCTGTAGACCTCCGAACAAGTAGCATTCGTGCATGTGCATTCGCAAAGTACCTAACTGGGTCTGCAACCAGACTGTACGACTTACCACCACCTGCTGCTCCACCATAAAGTACCTCTTGTTCTGTAGCTGCTAAGAACCTAGTCTGCGGCCCTGGGTTTGGCTCGAATATCACCTTTTGTTTGACCACAGAAGGGGCAACACTCTCCATCTCTGAGTTCGATGTACTCATCGTCTGTGGCGAGAGTTCTGGTGTGCTTTCCACCAAGTCTTTCTTCTTCGATCTTCTGGCTCTTCCTTGCCGCTTCTTTATACTTTTTGGCATACTGGCGGTAGTTGCTGGACGCTCTACGCCTTTTTTCTTCCATTCTGACACGTTTATATAACCCTACATGTGAGATTTCTCTTCCAGACTGATCAGACAACCAACGAGCTACTTGTCTAACACTGTAATCTTGAAGAAACTTCTTTGCTTTTTCTAAAAGTTCTAGTTCTTCGGGGATAGGGATAAGAAGCATTTCGTCTTCTTCATCCTGTTTGTAACCAAATGGTACGTGTCTTCCTACTCTTATAACAGGATACCATTCTCCGTTTTCTCCTTGCAATGGTATCTGCCAGTCTACTTTTGTCGGGTGTGGTGCTGTTGAAGCTCTTTTACTCATCTTCTTTCGCTGGTAGAATAAATAAAGGCTCTGAAGCTTTTACTTCTACTTTATCTGTTTTAGTGAATCCTGCACGATCTAGAATGTCTTTGGCTGCTAACATCTTTTCTTTTACACCTAGATCTGTGGGATCAGCCATAACAGAGAACATAGTATAAGCAGCTTTAGTAGACGATTGTGCTATGAACTTCTTTGTAAGCTCTGCAATCTCATCTGTCAAGGCATTAACAATACCTGAAGTAGAAACACCTTCAGCGTATCCTGCTAGTTTCTTAGCTGCTACAGGGTCTCCTTTAGCCTCGTCAAAGAGGACATCAAGGAACTTCTGTTGTTTTTCTGTTAAGTTTCTAGCCATTATGTCACCATATATAATATAAATCCAAGAGCACCAAAACCTATCAACAACAGAAGCCCTGATATAGTCCAAGTAATTATTGCTTCTTGTAGTTCAGCCTTACGATACTCTTGTTCTTTCTTTTGCTTACGAATCTTAGCCTCGATTGCTACTAGCTCATCCCAGGCTGATGGACCCATCGTAAAACTTATATAGTCCTTGAGTTCTTTTCTCATGGCCTCTGCTTTACGCTTCGCAGCAAAAACTTCCAAACTTTCGGCCTCTACTGAACCACTTAAAGACTTCCACCACGGTGGGTTCTTAACTTGTTTCTCAGCCTGACCTAGATCAGACATGTGACCTGCCCACTTAGTTAGTTGGCTACCCATGTCTTGTAGATCTTTACCTACAGCAAACCCTTTCTTGAGGGCATTGAAGGCGACTGTCGCACCTGAAATAATAGTAACAGGGTCCATTCGCCTCCTCCCAAAGACTTATTAGACTTTACCTTCTCTCACGATTCTTTTGATATCAGCACGACCAATACCTAGATCGTTAAGTTCTCTGTCTGACATTCTCCAGAGGTGCATCTCAGCAATACGAGCATTTGCTTGGGCTTGTCTTGCTTCAATCATTTTATTTAGTAATCTTTT